TCTGGTTTCCAGAGACGCTCATCAGCACCTCCACCAGTGTTATTCATCTTCTCAACTTCTTTTACCAGCTTACTGGTCAAAGAGCCCAAAGAGCTTTGTTTTTTAAGGTCGGAAAAACCCATTTGTATTACCTCGTATTAGTTGTATTTGGCTTGTGTGTACCCAATTATAATATCACTTAAATCAAGACTCGTCAATGGACTTTCTCATATTCTCAACAACACTGGTAATGTTGTTAAACATATAATTTAAATCCACAGTAGGAGGAAATCCCATTTCCTTAGCACTTTTAATGATGTTTTCTTTCATCATCTTAGCATGAGGATCATCTGAAAGAGACAACCTAGTATAAAGAATTTGTTGTTTCCTCAGAAGAGTCTCAAGCATTTCAACATGCTTTAACTTTTCCTTCTTATCCATACTGGTAAAAGAAAAAACTTTAGAGTAAACTGCTTGTTGCAATTTAGTAATCTCTTTCATCTCCTCTTGGACTATTTCGGAATCAAAAAAACTCATGCTCCTACAGCCTGTTTAAGAATATTTTTATAACGTGGTACATCTATATTTAGGAAAGGAGAATACTTTTTCATCTTCAAACTTACTGTTTCCCAAACAGGATCTTTTAATTTTTTATCCCAATCTTTCCTAAACTCTAATATTCTATCACATATCACCAGCGTTTCAAGTGAAGCATTCCCTCTCAAATATTCTTTAAGAATCTGAGGATGACTGGAACCCTCCAGAGAAAACATTGCATCAAAATCATTATCATTAAAAAGACTATCCACTTCTTCCTTAAAAATATAAGAAAGTGACTGCATCTTCTTCTTCCATTCCATATATCTCCCTTCACCTTCTTTAATCATCTCCCCAATCCACAAAGTTCCTGGATCAGTAGAGTATATAAAATTAGATACAAAGAACTCTTCTACTTCTTTATCCTTCTTCTGTCTTGCAAACTTTTCAAACCAAAATCTATCCTTCCTCTTATAAAAAGCCTGATGAGTTGCTCTGGTTTTACCACGGTATTTAATGTAATCATAGTTATCCTTAGTGAAGTGATTCTTCATAGCAAGATAACATTTATAAGCATCAAATGGCATCATTTTCCCATATACATAAAATTTCCAGCAACTATAGATCTTCCTTCACACCTATTAGGAGGTACATAATGTCTTATCCATGCTGGAAAGACTATAACCTCTCCTGCTTTAAGATGAAGTTTAGTCTTGGAGTGCTCAAAAACTAAAGGAGAAGATCCCCTTGGAGTATTTACATAATACACGAAAGACCAATGACATGGCAAGTGATCATGAGTATCTTGATAATCACCTTTATTATATAATTGTCCCCATAAATCATAATATTTTAAAATAAAATCATCATGACAAGTCAAAGAAGAACTAATAAGAAAATTTCTTATCCAAGTACCTATTAAATCAAATTCCTTTATATCATAAGATTTCCATGGAGTCATCACTGCTCCCTTATCCGAAATATTAGCCTTATTTAAAATGATCTGATGTAGTATAGGATTTAACTTCTTGGCAAATGGATATACCATCCTATGCACTGCACATCTCTCAATAACTTCCATAATTATTTTTGAGGGCCATCACTCTCTACAATATTAAATGCAAGAGTAATTCTTTCTTTATTACTAACCTGAGGTTCTACATGGTGCCAAGTATTAGAGGGGAACATCACCATCGTTCCATCCTTACCTTCATATCCTACATCATATTCATCAAATATAGTAGGGTGTTTATGGTTCTTATAGTATATCACACCTGAAAGAAATCCTGCATGGTTATGTTTTGGATTATCATCTCCTTTATATGCAAAGTTAGTCCAAACATCGTATCCATCAAAATGACCATCCCATTTTCTTATTTTAAATTGATGATCATCCCTTCCCATCCCCCAATACTTTTCAGTCAATCTTAATACCCATGCCAACCAAAAAGAACTATCAACTAAACTGGGAGAAATAGAACACTGATAGGAATTATGGGCCTTACCATCCATCGAAAGATACCCTACATTCTCATGGGCTTTCAGTGCTGCAAGTGGACTGTTCTTAAACTTCTTACTTTCATTTACCCATACATCTATTTCCTTCTGAATCTGATTAGGAATCTGTGATATCATTACAGGACACCCTTCCTGCAACTTATCCATGTGTAAAATATTAGAAGATAAACTACAAGGGAAGCTTGGCATGAGATGTTCTCTTTAAAAGATTCAATTCCATAGCTTCACCTCTAATCTTATCCTTTAAAGGTTTAGAAATTAACTTAGGAACAGATTCTACGTCAATATTATTCTTCTCACAAAAGAGAACAATAGCATCAATATATTTCATACCCTTATTTTGCAGAGCAATAGACTCTATCTCGTCTACAAATTTTCGAGAACAATAAAACTTATTCTCAACTAATTCCTTAAAGCTTGCTTCTTCAGGGTTTGGCATAGTCTTGTAGTTTAAATTCAACAAACTCTCTAATATAGTCGGAGAGTAAATTGATGTACTTTCTTTTATCATATTCTTCATAAATTACACATTCTCCATTCTCACATGACATTATAATGACAAATTTCTTCACCATTATACCAGTCATTTCAAATAACATGCAAGCATAGGCTGCACACTGTACAAAATAATGATCAATCCACTCACGAGGTTTAGGTTTCTTACTGGTCTTGAAATCAATTACAGCCAGTTCTCCATCATGTTCAGCGATACAGTCAACAGTTCCTGCTATCCCCAACTCTAAACTATAGAGTGAAGACTCTAGAGCATGAACATTATCAATACTATCAAGCTTGTCTTTAGACTGCAAAAATAAAAATTCTGCTAAAGGTTGAACAGTACCATGCTCAAATTCTTTATTGTCTAAATGATTCTCAGCTAGAGTATGATAATCTGTACCTCTACTAGTGGCTTTTCTAGTAATCTTGTCTGCTTCTTCTGCTCCTACCTTCTTACGCCAATCAATAAAGATTTGACGATTAATGTAACTAATAACAGAAGTAATAGAAACTAATTTCTTATTACCCTCAGGTGTTTCATAATATCTTACACCATCAATAGTCTCCCTCTCTAGAGTAGGGAGTTCAAGATCAACATGATTAAACATTACATTTCTATACCCAATTGAAGTTTTGAAATGATGTACTCTTTAACAAGACCACTTCTGCAGATATCCTCTGCATTAAACTCTATTGTATCAAAGGATGGCATATTTTGCAAGATTTTCATGAAATCTACTATCCCATTTCTCTCATTTGTTTTAGTCAAATCTGTCTGTGTTGCATCTCCACAGAACATAATCTTAGAATTCTCCCCTACTCTTGTAATCATTGAATCCAATTCATGAAAATTCAAGTTCTGAAATTCATCTACAATTAGAATAGCATTATCAAAAGTTGTTCCTCTAATAAATGAAGTGCTCCAAAAATCAATGGTCCCCTGTGTTTTAAGATTGCCATAAAGCATATCAAAAGAAGCATCATCAGGCATCTCAAACATATATTTTACCATATGTTTATAAGGGATTTGATAAAGGTATGACTTATCCTCATGATCGCCAGGAAGAAACCCAATTTCCCGAGTAGCAACAAGAGATCTAACAATATAAATCTTTTCATAAGGAGTCTTAGTATCCAAGACATCCATTAAAGCATTATAAAGAGTGATAAATGTTTTACCAGTACCTGCACAACCATAGGCTACCATGTTCTGCCCTTTACCATACCTCTCAAAAAATATATCTTGACTAGGGGTAATGGGTTCAACCTTTTTAAAGTAATCTAAATTAATAGGTTTCTTCCTTTTCATTTTCCTGGTGCTCATCCCAGTAGAAATTGGATTGGTACTAATACCTGCTGCTTTTTTTCTTGGCATAATATTATTAGAAAGGTCTCACAGTAGCGCCTGGCATCTGAGATGCTTTACGTAAAACATCATTAAAACCTGGGTGTGACTTCATCATTTTATCCGCCCACTCACCAGTTTCACCAACCCCAGCTGCTCCTTTAGACCAATCTTTATCCCAATCGGGATTTTCTTCCTTCCACTTACTATATTCAGTCATAGACATAGAAAGTTCTTTTTCCTCTCCAGTCTCTTTATTTTTTACAGGATAAGTAGGCATACAAATCTTAATAATGTGTAAATGTATTTATAGCCACATTGCTGAAGCTATAGTTGGAAACTGTTCAGAGAAAATACTCTTGCATTCAGAAGCAATTTCCATATGTTCTTTCTGAGTTCCATGCCCAGTCCTGAGTTCAATATAATGAAGCCAAGAACGAACAGTACCACTCATGTAAAGTCTAGTAGGAGTAGCAAGAGGAAGTACAAACCTTGCACATTCTTTTGCAACACCTGCTTCTAACATTTGATTATACAATGAATAAGCAGAACTGAAAAGCGTATTCATCTGTCTATTAAGTTTATCTACTACCTTAGGATCCAAATCATCAATAGAATTTTGACGATTCTTATCATCCTGTCTTCTCAATTCAGGTAGATCAATATTTCCTAAGAGATTACTGTCTGCATATCTCTGAGAAAATTCTTGGTATGTAAAACTTCTATGACGTAATATCTGAGCTGCTAATCCTCTGGTGGTTTCTATTTCCAGAGTCATAAATGCTTGCTCAAAGATGGACCAGTGCTGATGCTTAATGCAATACTTAAGTAATCCTGCTATAGATTCG